TTAGTTTGATTTTCAGGTTTAATTTCTACAACTTCTGCGTGGTTTTTTCCTTTTTTATCTGTGTATGCTATAAAGAAATCAGGAACATAAATTGAAAATTTTCCTGTGAAAGGATGTTTGTAAGGAATTTTAATTGCTTCATTGGCCCATTTACTAATGCTAGGACTTTCATCACAAAATCTCATGAAAGCGAATTCCCAACTTGATCTATATAAAGGAGATCTATTACCTATGTATTTGCCAGGATTCTTAGGAGTGAATTTGCCATTTAGATACCGCTTCATGGACTACACCACTATATTTCTTTTTTGAGTGGCCTCATTTGTATCGGCTATTTTATAACCTAAAGAAGAAATTTTTGATCTATTATGATTTAATACTTCAGTCACCATGTAACTTAATTTAGCTGTTTCTAATCCTCCTAATGTATCAATTAGTTGGAATACATTTACATTATCTATTTTTGCTTGTTGTAATAAAATAGTGGCTGTACTTATACTAGCAATTTTATCAAATCCTCTTTTTTCAAAAAACCCAACAACAGCATCTACTTGATTAGTAGGAAATGTTATAGTGTCTGTAAAAAATTGATTAAAAAATTCTTTTACTTGAGTTTCCGAATTATTATCTGTTGTGCTTGGTGTGTTTTGTGACATATTATCTTTTTAATCCTCTAAATGCTTTAATCATTCCACCTTTAATGTTTGAAGTTGTTCTACCAATAACAGTATTAGCAACACCATAAGAAGAATCTGCTGTTCCACCTATTTTACCTATTGCTCCTGTTAGTATATTAAAACCTTCTTGTACTAGTCCACCTTTACTTAATTTTTTAGCATTTTTAATTCTATTAGCAGTTCTTATAATAGATCCTAAAGTCATTTTACCGCCACCTGAACCTAATTGGCTACCTATGTATGTATTAGGACCCGAACCATCATTAAATAATCCACTTAATATTCCACCTTGACCAAATACACTTGTAGTTCCACCACCACTTAAAGAATTAGGACTAGGAGTTTTATCATAATGTTCTAAAGCAAATCCTTTAGGTGCACTACCTTGAACTACTCTACCTCTACTATAAAATACACTTTCATATTCAATAGTCATTTGATTTGTTAATGGACCAGTTTCTTCATTTTGTAATGAGTCATGTGTCCAACCAGAAATTATAGGATTAACTATTGTAAAACAAGTAAATGTTTTTCTAGCCATTTGATAAATTTGAATGCTATGAAAAAATGGCTGGAAAGATCCTGCGTCTAAACCAAATCTCCATTTGTTATGAGCAGATGACAAGTAAGTATTTCCTCTATTAAATGGACCACCTGTCCATCTATTAAATTGTTTAGGCACACCTGAGTCAGGATGTCCTGCTGTATTAAGGGCTCCATAGTTTCCATCTTTAAAATAATATCTGTAATATGATTCCCATAATGCTGTTGTTACACCATAATTGTCATCATGGAATACAATGTTTACAGGATCATATTGAATTTTTTTATGAATTTTTCTTTTTTTATTATATGCAAAAACTGTATCTGTATCAATAGAATATTTAGGTAATTCAACACCTTTTACTAGCATATTCAATTCTGTTCCGTGTTTAGATATTCCTGGAATAGATTGAGTTACTGCTTGATTTAGATTAAATGTTACGTGATATAAAAATTTTACTTTAGGTGCAAGTCTAAAACTATCATCAACATATAGTCTAGCCGCATGAGCGAAATCACCAAGATTACCTTTAGGTGATAGAACACCACTTTTTAAATTATCCAAAAATCCATTTAATAAATTTGCCATATACAGTATTTATCGAGTAGAAAAACAGGGCAGAGAATAAAAAAGGCGCCATAGCGCCTCCTCTATTAGTGGAATTTTAAATTTTGTTATTATGCACCGCCACCAGTGATTAAAGTATTAACTGTTCTGCCCACTGACGTACCTACTCCTGTACCTTGTGGTGTTTGTATAGCATTATCATAATGCATTACTAACGTAACAGTTACTGGTTCACTAGAGTTGTATGCTAAAGTATTATAGTTTGCTGATTGAACATAGCAACCATATAATTCATATGTTTCTAAAATATTAACTACATTGGCACCATTTGCACCATCAGTTACTTCTATTCTAGTTACAAATTTGTAATCTGCACCTGAAGCCGCCGCAGATTGTTCAAAGAAATCAAATTGTTTCTGTAGTTGTTCTCCAACTAATTTTTGAACATTATTTGCAACATCTTCTCTTAATGTTAAAGTGATTGGTTCCCAAGTATGTTTACCTGCTAAAAATACTTTAGAATTGTAAACATCTATTGTTGTGTTTTCAAAACTTAAATTAGGTCTTGTAACATCAACAACTTGTTTTGTTAGTTCAGTTGTAGGAGTTGATACACCAAAGTTTTCTAATGATACTCTAAAACGATATTGTAGTTTAGGCATCAATAGACCTTGATTACTAGCTGATTGGCTAGAATTCAATGGTACTGTAATCTTTGATAGTGTCGATATACTCATTTGTTTCTCCTATAGTATTTATCTTATTATAAACCTGCTATTTCACCAGTGTTTTTAAGTCTTAATGGAATGTATATAAATTCCACTGCTTTAACTGGTTCAATTGCTATGTCTAAATAAAGTTCGTTTCTGTCTATTCTTGCAGGTGTGTTATTTGATTCATCACACACTACCAAGAAGTCGTATAATGCTCTATTACCTACTAATTCAAGTAATAAGCTATCTGCTTGAGCTTTAATTTCATCTCTTGTAATTTTATCATTAGGTTCAAATACAAAAGGTCTAGCCAATTTGTTTAATTGACTTCTAATGTAAATTACTAATCTTGATACATTAATTCTGTCTAAAGATGAAGATCCACCTGATCTAGTTTTTTGTCCATAGTTAACTAAACCTGCACCTGTTATGAAAGTAATTGGATTAACTTTATTAGTGTATAAAGTATCTCTTTGACCTTCATTTAATGCTGACGCAGTAAATTCACCTTCGCTACTAATGTAACCAGTTGAAGTAGCGTTTGTAATAGTACCTCGTCTAGTTCCTGCTGGAGCAAACCAAGGATAAGAAACTTGATCGCTTAAAGCAATCGTTCTAAGCATCATGTGACTTGCTGGAACAGTTACATTTTTACCGAAGTTATCGCTTGTATATCCTGATGGATAAAATACTCCAAGATATTCATTTGAAGTTACAAGTCCTTTGTCGTTATCTTCAACTGCTGAATTAACGTTCGTTGCCCAATCACTTAATGATGTTGAATCTGAAGATAATCTAAATGGAGCATCACCAACTATAAATGCTGATAATCCTCTGTCAGTGTTTAAGCTAACTAGTTCTCCAATTAGTTCTGAATAACCAGGAGCCGCAACTAAATTAAATATTCTAGATTCATCATCTCTAATATCTTGATTAGAATTAACTAATGCTTGTAAAGATTGTACAACAACTTTTCTTTGTGATTTTCTTCCAAATGCACCTGAACCATCTGAATTATTAGCTGATTCTGTAACCCATCTGTGAGCATAATAACCACTCATTGATACATCGCCCATTCTAGTATTATTAGCTGTTGTATCTACATAATTTCTTGAAAATTTCTTAACATTAAATCCACTTCTACGTAAATTGAATAGTAATGTTCCTTTTGGATATAATGCTGGATCTGGAGCATCAGTGTCTACATAATCGCTTGATAGTAAAGTAACAATTGTAGCATCTGTTGTATCTGCACCTGCAGTTGAACTTCTAGCATCAGCGAATACAACACCATCTTCTGTTGTTTGATCAGTGTTGTCTACTGCAATCCATTTTAATGAAGTTGCATTCCATTTATTAATTTTAGGATAATTTTCTAAGTCTGATGAATCAATCCAAATGTCACCTTCTACTAATGCTGTTGCATCTGATTGTGTAGTAGGTGCTGTAGCTCTTACTTGTGGTCCTGCTGGATCTGTTAATGCATTTACAGTTAAATATCCATCCCATTTAGAACCTGTATGTTCCATAATATCAACGGAATCAATAACTGATGAATACCAAAGTTGACCATCTGCCGCAAGTGATGTTGGAGCTGAATCTGAAGCTGTATATGTTAATACTGTCCAGTTAGAAGCTCTCCATTGTTTAGGATTTGTTGCCGCATCTGTACCTGGCTCATATTCCATATTAGTTGTTGTGCTTGAGAAACCAGCTAATGCTAACATTCCGCCAGTATCAGTAAAATGCATTTCACCACCGTCATTGTGTGAAATTACAACTCTGTTTAAACTGTCAACAGTTGCACTAACGTTAACCATTCCTGCACCATTAATTCCTGCCGCAATAACATCTGAGTCTGTTGTCGCCGCTGTAGTTGTTACTGAAATAGTAGACGCAGATGATATTGCATCTTGTCCAACTATTGATTCAGCAATATTAAATGCGTATGTACCGCCTGTTACTTGTGATGCAATTACACTTGAAGTAACTAATGTGTTACCTGTATTTGCTCTTCTGTATGGTCTTGCATCTGCTTCAGTTGTACCATTGTTGTGGTTTATGTATGTTGTGCCAACAGCAAGATTTTTTCCACCGCCAACTCTATCTAAATTGTAGATAGCATTGTTACCACTTGAATGTAAAGGTGTTGTTAAATCTTCCCATAATTTAGTAGTTGCATTGAATTTTTTGATTTTATAATTTGATCCTAAATTAGGAGTTGTTGTTTTTTTCCAAATTGAACCTGCTGGTCTTCCTGATGTCATATTTCCACCAGATGAATTTTTGAAATCTGGAACACTAGTATGAGCTTCATCTTTATATTGAGGCAAGTAGTAAGTACCTGCCGCAATTCCTAATTCTGTTTCTAAACCTGCGTTACCACCACCGTTTGCTATAACAATTGTATCTGCATAACCACCAGCGCCAGTTCCTTCACTATAAATTTCTAATTTACCTGCTACTGCTCTAGCAGAAATTCCTGTAATTGTCGCGTTAGTAATTGCAGTAACAACTGCATCAACATCAGTACCACCTGATGTAACTGTTGAACCATTTACTACAAATGTTCCTGTGTTTGTAACTGT